GTTGTCATTTCGACAGCATCTAAATCAAATTGATGATTGTTAGATGTTCCGCAATTAGGGCATGTCACGCTTGTCTCATACTCTGAACCATATCCGGTGACTCTAGATGCAATAACAAGAGCATTCTTATCACCCAACATCAAGTCATCTATTTGAATTGATTTGTTTACAATAATATTTTGTAAAAAGCGGTCAATCGCTACACCCTTCTTGAGAAGACTTTTGGATGTTAAAATATCCTCGTCTTTTGCAGTCATATAGCGAATCTCGATTGTCTCTTGATTATGGAGTGGATGACCCTTTGCATAAAACTTGCCTTTTGATGGCAAATCAACCAACTCTGTTGGAGTTGTAAAAGTCATTGGTGGTGCAGCATTTTCTGCAGCCTGTTCTGTAGTTTGTGTAGTTGTTGGGATTGGAGGGGTTGTTTCGCCCATATCTCTTGCGCCCACACGGTCGTCATTATTACGAATTGACATTAAAACCTCATTAAAGTGTTATCTAATAATATATAGCATTAATTAAGATTATTGTTAAGAAGTTTTTCGTTTACTGACTAACCTTGGGGTCCAAATAGACCATCGGGGATGCCCTGGAGTGCTTTGCTAGAAGTATTGGTTGCGCCATTTACGAATGATTGAAATGAAGCCCAGTCATAACGTAGGGTAATTTCCATTTCGACCAAATCGTCTGATTCATAGCTTAGATCGCCCATAGAGACTTCTTCAACCCAAGGATTGTGTAGGGTCCACTTTTCAATTTCTGGAGCGGTAGTATCATCAATTCCGCCTGCACCAATCATTGAAATAAATACCTGACCACCTGTCGCAGCAACAGCTTCTGCTTTAGAGATAGTCTTAGTACCATTCTTGTTGGTTGGGAACCGATATCCTGATGCCATCAACATTTTCATCAAGATACCTGTTGTGTCGGGATCGACAGGATCAACAATAGTGAAGGAAACTGTGTTCCATTCAATACGGCCTGGATAATAAAATCTATGATTAATATAGTTATGCTCTGCGTTATTAATTGTAAAGCTTGGTCGATTGACACTCTTTACAACCCACTGTTCGATTCCGCCAAGATTTAGAATAAACCTATATTGTCTTTTTGGTTCTAATGTTGAATTTGCCCAAAATTTATCACTTGCCATACTGTTGGTCCCCTTTTATAGAAAAGTATCTTCTCCTATAAATAGTTTAGAGCATCAATTTTTGCTCTCAATTATTTTTTAATCCTCGAATGCAGCCCCGGTACTGGAAACCACGAAGTCTAGTGCGATGAACTCAATTGCTCTAGCTGGTTTCAAGAAAATCTTGGCATACATAATGTTTCTATCAATTAGATCATCAGTCGTTGTTGTCTCATCGAGTACAACTCTGAAGTCTGATAATCCAAGTCCTGACTTGACGTTTGTCAAGAAAGGCTGTACTTCGCCCAAGAACCTATTCCAAGTAGCCTGTACGTTCTGGTCGAACAGTAGTGTAGAGGAAATTCTGGAAATTTCTTTCTTCACAAAAATCAACATTCTTCTTACGTTGATTCTGTCTAGAGCAGATGGCGTTACTTGTAGGGTCTTCTGTCCGAAGATTACGATTCCCTCTGCAGGGAAAGAAGCAATCGGATTGATGTTTGCTTCATAAAGGTTATCTCTGTCCTTGGAGGTCAATTTAGTTCTCACACCAACAACCGGAACACCTGCGGCACCTTCTGTGAGGCCACCTCTTGTGAACCCTGCTGGAGCGAACCATGGTGCCGTCTTATTCTCTGATGAACCAATGGTTCCCAAAGCAACCACCGAAGGTGGTGCCCAGAGTAGGCTACCGTTGATTGAGTCTCTAATCTGAACCCAAGGGAAGTAAGCAGCACCGTAACTTGAATTCATGCCTCTGTCGCGCATATTATCAGTTACTGTGGAAACTGCTGTGATTCTATCTTTTTCAGCGTTTGCATTTTCAGTCCAAGGTAGATATCCACCCATTGGATCGATAATTGCGAGTGCGTCTCCGCGATCCTCACAAGTGTTGATCATGTGAGCAGTAAGCCCTTCATTGGTAATACCAGGGGCCACCATCAAGTTGTAATCAACAAACTCTGGATCGGCACAGATATCAATTGCCTTCTTCACTGAGAAGAATGCTGAACTGTTTCTCTCGGTCGCTCCGTTGGTCAATGAGCGGGATTCGTTGAGAGGCTCGGCCTCTGTGATATCCCAACCGTTTGCACCACCGTGGAGAACCGTGGTAAATCTGTCATAACCCTTGTTGAGAATACTTCTCCAAGAGCCGCTGACTGCAGTAATAGAATTACCGGCACCGCGAGAACCTGAGCTATAAATAAGCGGTGAGCCTGATTCATCATCTTGGGCGAGGTCGTCGAGGGAGAACACAAACATGTGTTGTGTAAGATCCCCTACTGCAAAACTGTCAACGCCGCTGGGCAGTGGTCTAGTTAGGTCGACGATGCTCTTATCAAATCTTGATGAATTGTTTTTATTGGTTGTAACACCAAAATAAGCATCTGTTGGGTCTGCGAGATTGCCAGCAGATGAACTCACCCTTAGTGGTAGTTCGGGGTAGAGGAAAGAAGCTGTTAGGCCGACGTGTCCAACCATAGGGCCAGAAGTAGTACCAACGGAACCGGTTCCTCTATAAATTCCACTTGCGTGTTCTCCGCCACCGAATCTAATGAAAAGGTTTCCGGCACCGGATGATGCGGCTTCGTGTTCAAGATTATCTTCGTTCGAAGGACTGCCCAAGTAAACGGAACCTGACATAACTTTGTCCCATTCGTCGTTGAGGATATCATAACCGGCAGCGTTTCCGGCCTCATCGCTGTCACCGGACAAGATTGTAAAATCTTTAAACTTGGGTGGGCCGTATACACCGAATGGTAGTAGCTCTGGATGAGCTTGGCTAGCATCGACACTGGTATTCATTTCGACGCGGAGGAAGTTTGACCTATTCGCGTAATTTCCATATTCGACCAATCTTCTTCTAGTAGTATCATACTCACGATACACATCTCCAATTTTTCTAGCTATGTAATTCGTAGAGTTTGGATTCAAATTGCAGCCAGTGTATCTTTCAACAATTCTAACTGCGTTATCAGAGTCTCCCATATGTCTAATCACGACAGTGAAAGTGCCATATGGATCTGAATCTTGGGCGGTCGACGCCTTAATATCTTGAATGGAAATCTTGAGATTTCTCATTTCCCATTCACCTGTGTGTAGCGAGTGGAACTTGAACAGTTTAGTTACAACATTTGCGTTCATTGGGCTATAAACTGGGTCTAGTACGTTCGCGCTGTGGTCAGATTTGTTAGCAGAAGTATTTCTCAAATCCTGCGAGATAAACCAACCGGTTTGTGATGATCGCGCTTTAATTCTGCGGTCAGCACCACTAATAGCCGTTGTACCTAGACCAAGAATCATTCCATATGTAGCACCTGAGCCTTCACCAGTAATGTGGTCCTCAACCATTCTATCATAGGTTTCTCCAAGAAAATAGTTTTTCGCCTGGGAATTAGATGACACAATGTCACTGTTTGTTAGCGTTGGGTTTGTGTTGAAAACCTTTCTAATATAGTTATTAGATGTGGGAGTGAAGTTGAATGTTGTGGTTTCAACTTCATCTTCAGAGCTATTGTAGATGTGCGCCTTAAACTCATTTGTTCCAATAGACTGGAAGGCCGCATTGGAACCAGAGGTTGGAGTCTCTTCACTATCACCGTCAGTTGTTGCTGCTCCGCGAAGAGTTCCTGTGAGCGCCATTCCGCCGTCGTTGAAATACCACACAGCAGCCAATGTACCAGAAACTGCGGTGTCATATGATGCGGAATTAAACAAAAACAGTCCGTATGCACCACCTGTTCCGGGTCCGGGGCCTGCAACGGATCCTGCATTCCAACCTGCTCGTGCATAAGTTGTACCATCTTGAGCATCGTGCTCATCGCCTAGAACTCTAACAATCGTTGCGGGGCCATTGTTTCTTAGCCAAGCTTGTGCTGCATATGCTGCGTATGTTGGCCCTAGAAGTTGTCCGTCGCGGTAGACATCGCCTACGCCTGCGGGTTTTGGACCTCCAGAACTTGGATTACCAAAGATATCAATATATTCTGAAAAACTATTGACCGTTATTGGTTGAAAAGCAGGTCCACGCTCGGTTCGACCGATAATGACCGGACCCGGTGGGAAGCCCACATTAGTTATTTGAGAGTTGTCAATCTCATTGATAAAGACACCCGGTGAAACAAATTTAAATTGCTTAACTGACATTGTTGGAATTCTCCTCTGATAAGATAAAGTATTTTCTTTAGTAAATAGTGTTGGTTATAGCGAAAGTCCAAATTATTCTCTATAATTCCCATCGTCTGGGGCATTTTTATTAGCCCCTCGTGCACGTCCGTCGCCGCCGAGTTCGATTTCATCTTCCATCATTGTTCTCTCTCTTGGAAAACGATATTCTGCTGCACTTTCGTATACAGAATATTTTGGCCGATCATCATTCGTATCCTCACCCATTAGATAGCCAAGAACGTTAATATTAATTTTTGTTTCATATTTTCGTTCCTCTTCGTTCATAGAAGTAATATTATTGCTTAGTCCAACATTGCCGTCGACGAACGCTTCATAAGAATGTCCATCTTTGTTTAGGATAATACTTGTTATTCCGCCTGGACGGGTCATAAATGGTTGCAAAAGCTGATTCATTTGCTGTTGATATTCGGTTCTTAATACAATAGAGTATGTGATGTTGACATAAACAGGCTGGGGCATTACTATTGTTTCATATACAATTTTGCTGTTTTTTCTTGTTCTGACAAAATTTGTTTCTACCCTATCTCGGCCATATCTTCTATTTTGATCAGCATTCGCAAATTCAGAAGTTTTATCATGCTTGATTCTTCTACCAACAACCACGCTCCCGCCCTTTACTGCGTTGAAAAATGGAATATTGGCCTGGAAGCTTCCTTTTCTGTTTAGATCTTTGACAAAAGCCGATCTTTCAACAGTTATAATTGGTAAAATCAGTGCACCCTCACTATCCCTTAAACCCTTGTTGTGCTTAATTTGAAAAACTCGTTCTGTTGATGTCCAAATGACCGGAACCTTGGTCCAGCCCTTATTTGTCTCTGCGCGTAGGTCTAGTTTATCGTTTAAAAATTCATATATAGCATAATCAATCGTCTCGATTGTGGACGGCTGAAAAGGGACATCTCTTAATTTTATATTAGGGTCTGGGATGTTGGTATAATCAGGTGGCATCGAATGTTCCCTCTCTTGCTCTTATGCATTTTGCTAATACTTCGTATTTAAAATCAACTTGGCCAAAGAGTTGACGTGGTTGATTTAAAGTTGCTATTTCATAATAAAAATCACCATATCGAACGAAATCCCCTTCTCTCACAAACAGATCTTGATCTTCGACAAGTCTTCTTTTGTGGAAATGAACTAAAATTGAAGATTTCTTATCTATTCCCATGTGGCCGGTTTCTGTTGTTTCGCCTTCCCAGGTTATTAGAGCATAAACCCTGACTGGTGGCAAAAAAGTCTTATTTATAGACTCGCCATATAAAGAATGAAAATTTGTATGACCTAGACTTATAGGATAATAGACGATCTGCTGGCCAATGACTCTTTCAATAAGTTCATCATTGACCTGCTTTACTAAATTTCTTTCCTTCTCTCCGGTAAATAGCGGGGGAGGAGGATTCTCTGGTTGTGTCCACTTATTTCCTGCCATTCATTATTACCCCACAAAAACTGGTACTGGTACAGATTGCATAACCTTGTTGGCTGAGTCCGCGAGTGATGCGTCTTTTTCCGCTAATCTTTGATACGTTACTTCATCCAAGGTTGTTTTAAGTTCTTCTCTTAATTTCTCCTGCTCATCCTTGGCCTGGGAAATTAAATCTGAACCGTTGAGGGTGACAGTTTCGCCAGGGATTGGAATTGTTGCAAACTTACTTCTAATTTGACCCAGCATTTCCTTACACAGAGATAGACAAAATCTTCTAATCCACTGTTTACCAATAGAGTTAATATTCATATAAGGAAGATTTGGGAAAGGCAGAGTGTTCATATTATTAATACCCTCGGCACCTCTTTGTCTGTCTGAGTCTTCTTCCCAGGCATCTCTTTTTACAGTAAATTCAACCCAGAACTTTTCTGGACTATGCTCATGGGGTGAGGGGAATAATCTTAATTTATTATTTTTAACCTCGTATGAAAAATGAGACATTCTAGTATATAAAGAGTCTTCAAAAGCTTTCGCTTGTAGTTTGTTTTGCCAAGTTGGGATTATTTCAAAAGTTGAATCATCTGCAAATTGACCATAGTTCGCCAAGTTACCAACAGTGTTGATACCCCCATAATATCCAAAGAATCTCCACATTGCTTGTGGTGTCTTATAGTAGACTCTCTTGATCAAAACTCTATTAGTGCTAATTTGATTAGAGCCCAAATTGGAGTTAGAGAATGGCAAGGTTGAATCAGATGATGCTGAGTTTTCTATCAATGTCTGCAAATCATAGTCTTGTTGTCCGTTAACTCTGGCAACAGAAGCGGAGTATATTGTTTGTGTACCTCCGACGTTTGCGGCTTCTGCGATTCCCTCTCCAATATTACGAGCATAAGAAAAAGTATATTTTGGATATCTGAGACCAACATTATCATTCTCTTTGACTTCGTTCTTAGAAGAGGAAGCTGCCTCAACCATTTCACCGTTTTCGTCAAAAGAACCTGTGGTTCCACCCAAGTAATCAGATAATGAATTTTTTGCCTGATGAATATTAACAAGATAAGAATATTCCAATACTGCTTCTTCATACGCAGCATATACTTGATATTCTGTCATTTCTACATCTAATACATCTCCACCAAGTTTTTTGTAAACATATGCAACTTGATCAACGGCACCAGAAACGAAATCGCTATCTGGATGTGGGGCCGCTGTATAAATTCCAAAAGGAAGTGGGTTATCTGAAGAGTCCACATTTGCGTGGGCTCCAGTTACAGATAATCTAGTTGCGCTTATTGTGCTAGATGGGGTTAAGGTTGGTGCTGCCATTGGTATAGTCTCCCTGTCTATAAATAGTTGTACAGAAAGTAAAAAGCCCCGCTCTGAGCAAAAACCAGAGCGGGGCTATTGTTTTTTATTTAACTCGGTTTAACCAAGCAAATCTTCCACGATAACGAGACCGTACATATCAGGTCGTACCATCTTCTTCGCATATCGAGTCATCACACCTTTACGGGGTACGAAGTCTTCGACACCAAAGATAGTAGGAGTAACCTGTAGTGGTACATAAGGTGCGTACACGTAGCCACTTTCGAGGAAGCTACCGCCCTTACGTCCAATTAGTACGAGGTTTCTTGGGAAGTAGGGATCTACATATACATCCCACTTCTTGCTCAAGCTACCGACATTAACAGCGCCAATAGTACCTTTGTCCGAATCACCAGTTACGTTTGCACGGAAACCAGCGGTGAACTCCATAATATTAGCAACTTCAGGTGAGCAAACAACGAAGTTTGCACCGCCACGAAGCGTCTTGCGGTGAATTTGAGCAGAAACGTCATTGATAGTTTCAATGAGTGTCTCATACCATTCAGATACGGTACCTGTGAAATCTGCACCTAGCATACTTTCATTTGCTAGAGCGCTGATCGCAAGTCCATCAGATTTCGTAAGGAAGCGACCTGGGCGACGTGACCAGTAATAAGTACCGGCTGTTGCGCCTTTGACGAGATCCTCAAGGATTTCGCGGTCGATTTCAAGAGAAATCTGTTCGGAAAGAATGCTTGTCAACTCAACTTCTGCATCGAGGTTGTGATAAGCGTTCAAGTCCTGGCCAAGTTCTGGTGTCCACTTAGCTTTGAGCTTTTTGGTCATTGCGGTGACAGCCACACTATCGATCTTGATGTCGATTTCTGGAATGGCGTCTTCACCCTCAAGTCCCCAAGTAGCTGCACCAACAACTGCTCCAAGTCCACGTCCTGCACCGGTCTCAGTGACATTATTGAAATTGTCATTGATAGCGAATGTTAGAGTAGGTACCTTAGATGTAAGGTGGGCCTCAATATCAGACGTAGCAGTAGCGTTTGAACCTGAGTTGGTTGCGAAAACCAGAACGATTGATGTACCGTCTGTATCCTCTAGATCCAAAGATTGTGGATTGTCGTTTGCATTTGCTGTGGAACGACCAACAGCGCGAGTCAAACGACGAACAAGTTTAACACCAGACTTAATCTTATCTGAGTCGGCTCCGTCTTCTGCTGCAGAAGATGCGGATCCGGTATAAGATAGTGAAACCAAGTTCATGCGATTCAATTGGCTGAATTCACTGTCACCAGGGATCGTACAAACAACGACGGAAGAACCTGAAAGATCAGGGTCAAACTGACAAAGTTTGTTGAGTGATGTAGAGACTGTGCTATTACCAATGGAAGCCGCAGTAACTGCGGTATCACCGGCAGCATCGCCACAAAGACCCGTAGTAACAACGGTCAAAGTACAAGTCGCGGAACCAGTAGGTGAACTGTAGCCATTGGAAAGACCATAAGGTGCTTTCTGTGAGCCACCGGCTGTAGAAATATCTACACCACCTGTGATTTCGTGACCGGACTTGTTTCCACCATAAAGTGAATCATTGGCATCACCGCCGATACGTGCTGAGTTAAATTGGAAATCCATAAAGAAAATAAGTCCACTAGGTAGACTCATTGGCTGAACGGATACGAGGTCGTTAGCGATAAGGCTTCCGAATACTCGACGAACGATTGGGAATGCTACTGAAGCAAAACCCTCGACATCTCCAGCGGCCATGCTGGATGCCTCACGGAGTAGCTCTTTTGCTTGGTTTTCAAGCAAGACAGCCATACCGTTTTTCTTCTGGTCGTTAGTGATTCCTTCTAGAAGGCCTGTCTTCTCCCACTTAGCTAGGAGAGCAGCACCTTCTGAGGAGAGATCACGATTAACGATACCTTCAGTTAATTTATCTAAAACTGACATTTGTTTAATCCTCCTAAAGATTATTTAATTGCCGGATTTGTTAATTCCGGCTAGTGCTTGCATCCTTTCCATGACTGGATCAGATGTTCTTTTTGCTTCTTTCTGTCTTGAAAGAAGCGTTGAAGAACGTCTACTCACCGCCTCGCTAAGTGATTCTGGCTCTCTCTTATTAGATCGAGCGCCCACTGTGCCTTGAAGGGTTTCATAAATGACTTTCGCCTCTTCAACTGTACTAGACTTAGAAATAGCTTCGGCAATTTTATTTTTTTGCCGCTCATTCAGGGAGTCGCTTGTCAAAGTCTTATTCGTATAGAGCATTCTTGCATTATGAAGGTTTACTTCACTTAAAGTATCTTTAAGTTGCAAAGCCATGCTCTTAAATTTTTCATTTTGCTCACGAAGACTTGCATTTTCTGCTTGAGCAGTAACAAGAGCTTCTTGGGCTTCTTGGAGATCACGGTTAATTGGATCTTCTTGCTCTTCGTCTTCTTCTTCCTCTGTACTTGCTGCAGCGGCTTCTGCTTCATCTTCGCCGCGAGCGATCTCAGAGGTTGGTGTTTCTAACCAGCCGGATTTAACAGGTTCTGAATCGGAGGTTAGGGTTTCTAGGAGATCTGCGATATCTTCATCTTTAAGTTCGATTTCATCGCCCTCTTGATTTTCTTGAAGGGCGGGATCTAGGCCAGTGGCTACTTCTTCTCTATCAGTCATTTCTGCTGGTTCAAGACCACCTTCTTCGCCCATTTCTTTTTCCATCTCTGCTTCAAGTTTTGGCAAGTCAATAGTGATCACTTCATCTTCGCCGTTGGAAGGACAATCTGTCGAGGCAAGTGGAAGTTGGTCAGCAGTCTCTTCTGCCTCCTCCTCCTCATTCACTCCATCGCTCAAGTCTAGCTCTTGCTCTAGCATGACATCAACTGCATCTTTGATATCCTTTGAATATTTCTCAATAATTGCGGTTTCTGCATTCTTTAATGCCGCTTCTCTAAGGGCTGCAGCATCAACAATTGCTTGTTCCAACATTTTTGACATAACAAAATCTCCGTTATATAAAGTTTAACATAGTAAATAGTTCATAAAATTACAAACTTACTAAAAAAATGACACTATATCTATATGCCTAGTCTGGCGTGCCTCCACCTGCGGGTGCGCCAGTGCTTGGGACTTTTGTCACAAACCAAGCAGTTGAGGAAACGCAACTACATTTATAGAGCGT